CGGAACTCCTAACCACTCCAGAATACCCGATATTGTCCGTGCGATTTCGGTGATTTTGTCTTGCTTGCACTCTGTATTCGCTAGAAGAAGTAACGTATTTTCATTCGCGAGTTGAATACGATATCCTTGCGTATCGGGTTTATCCATAAATATGTAAATCGCACCTTCGTCAAATCCATCCGGTTCAACCTTACTTCTTACGAGGCGCAGTTCGTCGCTTGACAACGGTTTTTGCGACAGCAGCAATGGCGCTTTCGATAGGTGCTGCTGCTGCTTCTGCTGCTGCTTCTGCTGCTGCTGCCGCGCACTTTTGAACAGCAGACTCATCGGTGACGACATACTCATTCCTTACTGAATCCGTTTTTTTTGTATTTTGACGTATTGTTTCGTATAAGGAAAGAATACCATATTCTAAGGATAGCGGAGTACGATAGGAGGTATGTGGTTCTATCTTTGTTAATGCGGTCATACATTTCCAAAATACATCGGGTGATAGTTCCTTGTTTTTTCGTTCTAATGCGGCTGCAAAACTATCAATAATATCTTGTCCCGTTTGACATAGACTCAATGCTTGATATACACGCGCACGTACCCATGTAATAATATTTAGATTTGGAGCAGCACCGGTTTGTGCGTGTTGTAGAATCATACCCAACATCTCATCATAAAAGTCTTGAATACGACGAGGAAACGTCGTAATCCCACCATCGGGGAAAAACTTAAGAATACCCTGAATCCGTTCTGGTCGCCCTTCCAAATGGTCGTACGCATTTCGTGTTAGTAAATTCGCGGGAATATCCGGTTGAACTGCCCACGCCTCAAACGACATACGAGGAATTCGGTATTGTACAAATGCATCCTCAAGAAGTGCCAGCGGACCGGTCATTTCCCGCGCGGTTATCCAAAGCATCCCAGATGCCTCGGGAGGTAGAATAAATTGCTGTAAAATAGACCGAACACGTATCGCGGCGGCAAGCGATAGACTATGAGCGCGGCGTAGAATAACTAACTTACGCGTAGATGTACGTAAGCCACTCAAAACATCCCCTGACGAAAAAAACATTGTCAGCAGCTCGCCAATAATCTGTTTATCCTGCATCGATAAATTCGGAATATCAATTTCAAAATGATACGGACTCGTTAAAACCTTCGCCTCATATCCATCGCCGATCGTAAAATTCCGAACTTCCAACGGTAATTTTAGAACGTCATTGTGCGCTGCCTCAATCCATTTTCGCAATTGGCTGAGTTTACCCGATCCACAGGGTCCCAAGCATAACCAAGGAATATCCAAACGTTCCATCTTAACACTAAGATGGAATGTTTGAGTTTAGACCGCTATTATTGTCCAGCGGCTAACGTATCGCGTAAATTACTGACCGCAATCGTACTTATACTGACGGAAATGAGCGCAGCCGGAAGTATTACAAGCATCATAAGTCCAAGCATAAATTGAATTAAATACGTAGGATTCGTGGAAAAGTTATACAACGCTAAGGCGTACGCGACAATACTTACAGCAAAACTAAATACGCTGACGATTGTTAGAAGTTTCGTATTTTGCGAGGAATCCTTCGGTACTAATGTTGCGAACATAACAATATCCGCAATAAATAACACCGCGCATATAGCGATGCTGACGTAATACGGCCAGTTCATAGTCTACTTGAGGTTATCTTTATTTTTCATCGGCGGGGCTAGAACTTGACTCTTAATTTCCGTAACGCCCCACCAATCATGGGTCCATTTGCCATATCGGTACCCGGAACATTTGATAGAATTACGATAATCCCACAGAGTACTAAAATTGTACAAACAACAGGAACTAAAAATCGCCAAAAATATACATCTTTTAATTCATGTTCCATTGGACTCTATAGAATCGTACGATTAATTTCTCCAGTATTAATAAGAATGGAAGACAATACATTCCAGTGTGCGCCCGCCTTAAAACGGCAACCGGGAGAAACCTGTCTGCCGCTTCCTGCCCTACAGCGCTTACAACGAGCCTGGAATAAGACGCATCCCAAACATAAAATTACCTCCGCAGGTACCCGTAAAAACGGGCAACCTGTGAAATCGTTATGGGAAAAGATACGTGAGTCTATGAAAAATCATTACAAATGTACAACGGAATTTTGCGCTGTAAAGAAGATGCCTGGATTGGATAGCAGTGAAAAAGCACCCCTTTTAACATTCTTTCGCCCAGAAAAACCTAAGATATGGGATAAAAAGCCAAGGGATTGGTTAGACAGTACGCATATTGAAGATGTTATATCGCAATATGAAACGGCGCATCGTGAATTCCAATTTATTGGTCCAGTACCCATTGATTTTGATGAAAAAGATAAATGGGGTGCGTGTATCGTAGATGAACTCTGTAGTTTAGATTTGAAAGAATCGTTACGAAAAGGTATAAAAAAGATTGGAATTGTATTTAATTTAGATAAACACGATGAACCTGGGTCGCATTGGGTCTGTGCTTTTATAGATGTAGTAGGGAAAGCCGCCTATTATTTTGATTCCTACGGTTATAAACCGGAACGTGAAATTGTAAGACTCTTAAAACGGTGTAAAGAACAAGGATGCGATACAATTTACTATAACGATATTCGTCATCAACGTAAGGAATCCGAATGTGGCATGTATTGTTTAATCGTCATTATATGTTTGCTCAAAGGTAAGTCTTTTTCTGAAATTTGTAAAAATGTTGTGAGCGACGATATTGTGAATGCATTTCGGGATATTCTGTACGCAGAAGAAAAGCCCCGGAAACTTGCCCTTGATAAATCACTGAGCACTTTTTGTATATAATGCGGCATAAAGAATCAATCTTCTTAACCCTTTAGAAGAATGAGTAGCAAACAGCCATCGGTTGCCTTTTTGAACGGGCAAAATTATCAGAATATTGTCGTTTTTTTACGACGACACTATTCCCAAAAACTCGGAACGCCCGCGATTTCCGAACGTATGGATACACGCTTACAAAAAACGGTTCAACATTACATGACCGAGGTATCGCGCTTACAGGGTAAGAAACCAATACAAGTTTTGAATCAGGAAGTTTTACGGGAAACAACAGCATCCATGGATACGTGGATTAAGAAAGCCGAATCAGCCGCTGCTCCCACGACGACAACCATTGGTGCTTTTTCACGCCCCGAAACCTTTAATGAACGTCTCTTTGAGGATACAAGTACCCGATACGAAAATGTTATTTCCGAGCGTATGACACCTCCTACAGTTGCTCCTCCGCTTCCCGACTTCCGTGTAGATACTCTCGAATCGGATGAAGACCCGGTTCTGTTAATGCAACGCATGGCAAAAACACGTGAAGAGCAATCGCGCAAATTAGGGCTTGCTGGACCACCGCCCGTAGCAACGCCGCCTCGACTGGAAATTCGTGAAGAACCAACACCGTCTGCTGTGAATCCTATTGCGCCGCAAGCCGAAGCACCGCCCGCTATTCTTGCTCCCCGCCCTCAAGATTACATTATTCCTCAAGAAGATATTGTGAAATATCGTGATACAGAACTCAATTTGTTTATTACGAGTGCAGACCGTGATTGGCAACGCAATACGAATGAAAATCGCTACAATTTTACCGTTAATTTCAATACGGGTTCGAAAAAAGTCGGCTACGGTTACAACGTAGCGATTCAAACACGTCTCCGCAATATTCAGCGTATTGAATTTGTCAAAGCCATTGTACCTATTGAGTCGTTGACACAGGTTGTTCGTGTCGTGAACGCATCCGAATCGTCTTTTGACACTGGACGTGTCGTCAATGTCTTTTCCTTACCCTTTGTTGGTATTCGTATTGATGAACTTGAGCCTAACGGATATAGTACGAAACCCGAAGAAGATACGACCTTTGCGATTGTTCAATATGATACAACGTGGTCATCCGACTTGTATGCGCCCGCAACGATAAATAATTCACACAATCATATAAATAACGTTGTGGCAAAATCCGGATATGCTGGACTTATTCCCAAATTCCTCAAAACACAACGTGTCTATACACCTACACCACTTGCGACATTACAAAAGCTTTCAATCAGTATGGAACGCCATACGGGTGCGGCGTTATCCAATGATTCCGATGTATGGAAGATTGATTATGTGTGTATGACAGATTTTACGGATTGTATCGGTCTAACAACGGGATGCCCTTCGACGACTTCGTATGGCAAAAATCTAACCGGTGCTTCCCAAAATTCCTACATTTTTGTAAAAACCAATAAATGGTTTCCGTATAGCGCTGTTTCAGAAGGTGATAATATTCAATTCAAGGGTTTTGATCTAAGCGAACTACCCAATCAACAAGCCGCTCTAGACTTCACATCGTTTATCAATAGAGATGCTGGATTCTATGTAGTCGCGGTTGCCTATGTAGCACAGGACATAGAAATGGATATTATTACGGATGGACGCAATAACGCCGGTTTTTCCAATGTTCTTATTTTACGTAATCGTTTCGATGACCCTTCCGACGGTACGGTTGGGCGCGATTCGAGTTACTTTGGCAATACTCCTGAAGCTGAAACGGAGTTTGCGACCACCTTATGTGATACAAAACAATCGAATTGCGCTCTTATCAATTTGAGTCGGCAAACGCACATTGTTCTACGTGTAATTACACGCGATATGGATTCCGGTGCCAATATTCGTCCAGATAATGTATAATTCGCACAGTAGGTTGACGCTATCATCTCTTTTATACAAAAAGAAGAGATGATATAGAGGAATGAATATCCCAGCAGCCGTTTTAGGACTGGTAGTCGTCGTTGTTATTTTGGTATTTCTAATACCGCTAGCACGGCGTTCCGAATCTCACGAGACATTCTTATCGCCAAAAGAGTATCGT